TGTGCAAAAGTTCTGTGTTCACCCGCACTATCGTGTGTACCCGCTGGAGCGGAAGTTGTTGTTATTGAATTGACACCAGCTGTGGTTGCAGTTACTGTTATAGCTGCACCACCTTTAGTGAATGTAGGATTAGGTGAAACCGCACCAGCAGCCTTATAAGTTAAAATGAGGTTTGTACCACTATTACTAACGGTATAAAGCAATGAAGAATAACCTGTTCCACCTTGAATAGCGGTAACCTGTCCACCAACATCACTGTAAGTCGCACTAGAAATGGAAACTGTTGTAGTTCCATCTGTAAGTTCTAAAGTAAATGTTCCACTTGCTGTAGTTGGTGTACTGTAAATAGCAGTAACCGCTGGAGTAGTTGTAACTACACCATCTTCACCACTGAAATGACCTGCCCAATATACATATTCTGATTTATTGGCAATTACATCTCTGTAGTAGTTGGAAGAACCCTGTGCGTCTTTAGCGTCACTTGCAAGTGATACGAATGCATATGTTTCTAGAACCGAATTTGGGGTTCCAGTCCATACACCGTCTTCATCACTTACGACTACGTGACATTCATCAAGTGATGCCTCTTTCTGAGCTGCACTTGGTGAAGTTCCTGGCGCTTTGTCAAAGTTACCGTGGAATTCCCACTTTCTATTAATATTTACGGGTGTAGTAGAACCATCAACAGCGGATGTTAATCCTGTTCCTGTAGGTTGTCCTATTGCAACAATTGTTAAAGTTGTACCCGATATACTAGTAATTCTATAATCTTGGTTATGATTGTCAAAGGATATAATATCCCTATCTTTAAATAACGTTGATGCGTTTGCGACAGTAGTTACTGAAGTTGCTCCAAATGCATTGTTTCCTGCTGTTGTACCAGCATTGTCTTTGTAATAAGCATCTGCTGTAGAACAAAGTGAAACTTTTAGAGAGTTACCTAAAATGCCTGGATGACGAGATACCCAATTACCTACAGTAGCGGCTTGAGAACCGTCTCTGTAAGTTTCTACGTATTCGTCATTATTTTTTAATAATGATGTTGCATGACCAGCTGAATTAGCACTATACAATCCTGTTGAGTTTATTCTTACTACCCTCAAAGAAGACCCATATCTAAGGAATCCTTCAGCGGAATAATAATCTTCTGCTCCACCGTCACTGTTAGCTGGTTCATGAAAATTCTCAACTAACCCTTTTTGGTCTGAAATTGTTACTACCTCATCAACAGGGCCCCATTGGAATGAACCCGCTATTGCTCCAGTTGTACTGGATACCGCAGGCACAACATTTGTAAGGTCAATCTCTTTAACCTGTACGCCTGGTGATACTTGAAATGCCATACTTTTTCTCCTGTTAATGTCAAAAGTTGTTTACTGTTTTATTTATAACTTTATATTGTCTAAGGGGTCGGAGAACCATCGGTCTCCATCAACGTCTACAAATGAGTGTTCTTGGTGGTCTGACCCCCCAAAAAACCCAGCTGGCAACATATCTTCCTCAATCAATTTCTGTTGTTCCGAATATAACAGCTCTTTGACTTGATAATTTGTTAGATGATAGAAGTAGTCTGTAGTAACAAACCACGAAAATAGTACACATGTCATTACCATATCGTCATGATAACCTCTATCGGCTTCAAAACTTCTACCCTTATTTACAAAAGTCATGAGCTCAGTGATGGTATACCTGTCTAAAAGTAATAACCTATCCTCTTCCAACAACTCTTTAAGTGTAGAACATCCTATACGTTTAATTTTACGAGACATTGTTACACCAATGTCTTCGGCTTTTAACTGCCCTTGCACAAATACATTGGGATATTCTAAATCGTAATGTAATTGTGAAGCAACAATTGAACCTTCGTTATTATTTTCAATAATGACAGTAGCATCATTGTATGCTCTACCATATTTAGATATTAAGTCAGGGTAAAGAAGTGGCGAAATTAATGAGTTCCTAAATGTCGCAACTTGTTTAAATGGTTTTGCTGAGATATCAAAGATACTGAATGTAGAGTAATCCATTCCCCTACCCTTAGCGACATCACATGTCATGACATAAGTATGGTCTTCATTTGGTTTTTCATACATAAAGAATGAATCATCTTTAGACCATTCGGCATCCCACGCTCTTAACCCAAGTAAAGTATTGGAGTTAATGAGAGTATTACCAGTTCCCAAAAACGAGTTTCCGTACTCTTGTTCAAACTGTGCTTCTGAGGTGTTTGCAATTGTTTGTTCTTTCCATGCGTCATCTCGGCCTGGCACATCGTACCAGTTGATTGTGAAGTCTTTGTATTCTGATTGTCCATGTATTGCACTTTCATATATTTTATGAAACATATTACCCACACCATTAGCGGTAGAAGTAATAATAACTTTTGAATCTTTACCCGATGTTACTACGGGATATGTCGCAGTATAGAATGTTTCGGCATCGTCAACAAATGCAAACTCATCAAGGTACAACATGTTGATAGATAATCCACGAATAGAACTAGAAGATGTTGCGGCTGCTACCACTTTACTATCATTTCCAAATTCAATGTTACCTTTGTTTAAAATCTTTACGCCTGGTTGTAAGAAAAACGGAACAGACTCCAACATAGTGACGATACGTGCAATCATCTCTCTTGCGATTGCACCCTTGTTAGCAAGAACTGCTACAGTAACTTCGGGTTTAAATAATAGAAACCATAACAAGTATGCACAAGAAGTGATTGATTTACCACTCTGTCTACTTGCAAGAACCACGTTAAAGCGATTAGCGTTATAATGTTCTATGAGTTTATCTTGGTATCCACGCAATTTAAATGGAACCATACCTTCATCAAGTGAAATAATTTGTGTATAAGTTTCAATAAAATGACACGGGTCTTCAGAACACTTTAAGTATTCTGCCATTTCCTCTGCTGTATATTTGGTCTCTACGCCAACACGTTTAATCTGCGTGTTGCCTAGATAACCGTCATTCCTTGCTTGAACCATTACTCTTCTTCAAAAACTTTTGTAATTCACTTGTAGACCCAACATATAAATGATTATGTTGGTCTCTAATTTTTTCATCATTGTCTTCCAACTTCTTCATCTTCTGTTGCAAGTCGATTAACTTTTCTGCAGTCTCACCTACGGTCTTAATTAGCTGTCCAGCAACCTCGTAGGCACGTGGATGTTCAGACTCTTTGGATAGGTCTAGGATACCATCTATAGCGTCCTGGCCTCGTTCTATGAGGTCGTAGAGGTGTTCTCTTGCGTACTTATAGTCGGTCTCAATGTTTGCAGTCCTATCGGTTACAGGTCTCTCCTTAACCATAGGAACAGCTTTAGTTTCCTTTTTAATAGACGAATTAATGTCTAGTAAGTCATTCAACTTGTTGTCTATATCTTTTGGCATAATTAAGCATCATCTGTTAAGTTGTCTGTGTAGGTTTTGTTTGTTCCATCATCGTAGAAGGAAACAGTTTCTGCTACAACAAACGTATCATTTGTATCTACCGAACCAACTATCTTTAATCTAGTGTTGGCATCTACTGTTATATTTTCATTTATAACCATACTTAAACGGTCATTTGCAATACTATTTATGGTTGGATTTGTTACATTACCCGAACCAAATATCTTATCACCCACACTGATTGCTGAATCTAATGCTGTGGGGAATGTAACTGTTGTGGAATTAGATACCGCATTTGAGAGTGCTAAGAAGGCAGGTTCATATGATTTAACTTCCTTAACCAAACCAGCACCAGTAATTTCCGATGTAGTGAATGCTGTATTTCCATCTCCAATGTAATCTCTTTCAATAACTTCTCTAATAATCTTACCTTGATAAACTGGGCCAAAAAAGTATAACTGCATTTTGAAGGAAAGGTTGTATGTAATTACTCTCCTTTCATCATATCCACCTTCATATGAATCGTCAAAATCTACAGATTCTAATATGATGGGTACATCTCTATAGTCAGTTAACTCATCAATCATCTTCATAGTGACCGTGTAGTCTGGCTGAAAGTATGGTATGATTTGTTCTACTATTTGTAGAGCATCATTCATTGTCTTTGACATTATTGCTAAATTGAATGTTAAGTTGTAGGGGGCGGGTGCGTACTGAAACTTTCTATTCAGACCGCCTGTTTCTTGAGTAGTCTTAGTATTCCTGATAAGTTTATTGTTCTGTCTAGAGACATCGTACTCAAATCCTGCCAACTCAAATGCAATTCTGGGCAAAGTTATAGCAGTTCTATTACCATCATTCAAGGTTGATTCTTGATTTAATCTTGCAAGAAACTTTGCTTTCGGCCCATAACTGATAGGAACCTTACGTATGTTTAGTACAGTTCCATCTGATTTTATATCCTTGACATCAATATTATTGAATAGAGTTCCAAAGATAGACACCGCTCTCTTGATTGTTTCATTGTAGAAAAAAGTTCCAAACATTATGTAACCTCACCAAATGGGTTTGTTTCTGAGAAGTCTAGATAGTTATCTGCCTTCTGTTCAAAGTCTAAGTTCTGTGCATTTCCGTCTTGACTCATAGTCATGGTATCTGTTATACTAGCTATGTTCCGTGAAACGGATGATTTAGAACCTACAAGAGTATCACCCACTTTCAGTGGTAGGGTTACATGTATAAGTTCTAGTTGGTTTGGTGAAACGTCTTCGCTATATTTAACAACTTCACCGATGACCACATCGTTCAATTTAATTTGTTCGCCTACAGTATATTGACCTGTTCCCGACATTCTACAATCTACCCTGTACGCTTGTTGTTCTTCTACAAGGTCTGCGTCCGTAAAGGTATCAAAATCTTCACCAGCATATTCAAATAGTTCTGCCTGAAGTTTAAACACAAATAGTTTACCTACTTGATAGAAAGGCATTTCATGTTCTACAAATTTTATCTCAAACAATGAACCTGAAAGGGGAAGATAAATTAAATCACCCTCATTAGGTCTTAGTGATGTTGCAAGGTTAGAGTCTACTGAGATGAACCTTTCCCAACTTCTAACTGATATAACAAAAGTTGCTTGGTCACGTATTTCCACACCAAATTTTGACATGAGGTCACCCTCACCCTCAAAACCTTCGGGGTTTTCAATATACATCTCAACACCATAAGCATCTCCAAATTTGGATTGCACATCTTCTCCAAGAATAGTATCTTCTTGTACTATTGTTCTTGGTAAGTATAGTGTATCTTGTCCATACATGCGGAGAGACTCAACAACTAAATCCTCGTAAAGGTGTTGTTCAGTTGAAACTGCATGATTAAAAAATACGTTTGTAGGCATAATTTTTTACCCCATCATATCTAAGACAGGCATCTCATAATTCAATCTTGATTCTTCTTCTAATCTAGTTTTTTCTTCTAGTGCTTCTGACTTAATATTATCGGGTTCTAATGTCACTCCGCCTGGCAATGCGATACCACCAAACTTTGAAAGGTTTTGTCCCCACTGATATTTGACTAATGCGGTTGCATATCTTTTTAACCACATGTCATTATATATGTCTGTGAAATCAGTCGGGTCTAGTTTTCTATAACACTCAACAATGATGTATTCGCCAGCATTTATTTTATCTGCATCCATATCAAGATACAATCTGTTCATATGAGTGTTGTATCTAATTGGAGTTTGACCTACTAACATTTGGTCTAACATTGAAATATGTTGTTGTACCTGTGAGTAATAAAGAATGCTTGTGTTTGTTAGGTCATAGATATCATTCAATCTTAATTGATATCTAATATCAAACATGTTTAAATTGCTTTTATCTGCGAATGGGAAGATGTTTATGACTGAAAGAACAAACTCTGGCAGTACAATATAGTTCTGTTGTTGTTTATATTCTTGGTCTGTCTTTGCGTGTGTACCAGCTGCACTTTCTGTAAATGACTCATTAGTTTTCATACCAATAATATCATTAGCACTAACTTGATGTTTCAGATAAGTCTTTATACTCCCATCATAGTGGTATTCACGGAAGTATTGTAATGCTTCGTCTACTCTATCGTCCAGTTGGTCATCATCAATATTGATTTCTATAACTGGAGCTCCAAGAGCACGCTTGATATACTGCTTGAAAGTGTCTTTAGAATTTGGTGCGGCCATAGTAGTAATTTCCTTTAATACTACTATTTATAAGAATTATTCTTGGAAGTAAGTCTTAGATTGTAGTCTATCCAACTTATTATCAATTCTGTCTAATGTATCAGACAATCTTTCCAACTCTTTCCCAAGTTGTTCACGTGTAACATAGTCTTTAGCGACTTCTTCACGTGTTTTGTTTATTAGGATATCAATACGTTTCTGTTCTGATAACACAGAACGTACTAAAAATCCCATTGGGGCTAAAATAAAGGTCAATACGATGTTCCATATCATGCCTGCGTCTATTGAGATAATTTCTGATTCCATAAATCTATTTATGAAATTAGCGTATTGGGTTACCTCTTTCATCTATATTAAATACGAACTCATCATTGTCATAATTGGGGTCGGAAAAATCTTGACCAAAGTTGCCTTTACCTTGATTGCTTAATACACTTTCCATGTCCATATTAAATGATATGCTATATCTAGATTTATCTGTGTAGTTGGGTTCAACCATGTGTAACAACCCACTAGGAAATAAATGTATATCTCCTGTTTTAGGTTGAAGTGCCATGTCACCTCTAACTCTTTGATGGTGAGGAAACATCGATAACACCTTTTGGTCAGTATCAGTTGCTACAAAACATCCCTCATCTCCATCTGCTTTTAAGTATAAAACGCCTGAATACCAGCAACCGTTATGCGTGTGAGGTCTATTGAAAGACCCCTTTTCGTTAACATTTGCCCATGAGTTTCCTGCTTTCATTTTCATCCCACTACTATCATGTATTCCATGGAAGGGTAGAACCTCATCTTGAAAAAATCTACTTATACGATTCATACATTTTTGAAAAATAGCATTGGATTCGCAACCATCGTTTGACTGCCAACCCGATTGATAACTTTCTGTAGGACTTGTTGAGTTAGATACGTTTCTGCCTATAGGGTCACGCTTTCGCATTTCGTCAACTTCATTCACTAACATCTCTGCATATTCCAAATCGTACCCTTGGGATTCATCTAGATTTGGGTCTAGAAAATTCCTATGGAATACATATGTTGGAAACAATAATCTAACGGCCATCTTCCCCGTATCTCCCCCTATCCCGATTGCCGTCTCCGTTCAATTCAGTCAAGTCTTGTTGTTTTTCTTTAAAATCTTCTTTCATCTTCCCCGTTTTTGGGTCAAATGGGCACTCATCTTTAGGAGCGTCTTTGAAATCCTTTACTTTATTTTCCCACATATATTTTCTATAGAACCCGCCTGGAATTTGATTGTCGGCTGAGTCCTCTACTCCTTCTATTCTACAATGTTCTGATATTGGTTGTTTTCCGTAAACTGAAGTTCTATGGTCATTCTCTGTTATTGCTGATGAAAAATCCCTATGTATATATGATGCTACCCACTCTTCTCTTCTGTATGGAACTATCTGTACAATTGGTGTATCTTTAGGAATTACAAAAGATTTTTTTACAAGAGGATAAACTATGACTTGCTGATTGTCAGTCTGTGTATTAAACATATCCGTATCCATCACACCTTGCCATGTCCTAAACCATTTATTTTGGTGCAAAAAGGGGTCTAAGTAAAGACATGAATATCCTGGCGGAGTTTCCACTCTCCAAGGTACTCTAAACTTAAATGCATCCATGTTTGAACTCTCCTCATCATTTATAATAAATGAAAAGTTGTCCTTCATCAATTGTGCTTTATCATGGGTTGGTGAAGTTTGGTTTTTAAACTCCATCGTGGACTTAGAAGCTGGAGTCCGTGTATGCCAAGCGTTTCTATTATCATCGTAGATACACTCTATGTCAGTGCTAGTTGCAATATAATAACCTGTTGCTAACCAATCATGCATGGCAGGACATGACCTTAGAGTTATAGTGGCGACTCCATTTTGAATTGCATGTACCTTTGATTTCTTCCACCAGTCGGGTTGCATTTTATTTGAAGGTACAGGTCTTAGTGTTTCAAAGGATTCGGTTTCAAACGAACTAAAAGTAATAGTAGGCATTACCACTCCCCAAAATGCTTTTGTACAGCGTATCGATTAAAGTTTAGTTTCTTTTCTACGTTTGGCATATATGTATCTTCTTTATCAGCAAATCTTATTTCAGTTCCACGATGAACCAATGACCGTCTATCTACATATTTAGCAGCTGCAGTTGGAGCCTCTGCACCATGAGGTGTTCTACCATCAAATAATAACAGTCTGTTTGGTTTAAACTCAATCCTTCCTATCTCATACTTGTCTTGTGAATCATTTCTACCCCCACCTTCATTGGTGTCATACATTCTTAAATCTCCACCCCACGATGGATTCCAAAACGTATTTAAGTAAAATAAAAATGATAAATTCCAATCAGCATCCTCTGCACAATCTGTGTGGTTTGTACCATCAAGACCTTGTGTTTGACTATTCAATCCCATATAATCATAGTTGACCCATTCAAACCCAAAGTCTGTTCTAACTCTTTGGTCGAAATATCGGGGAAAGTATGTATACGTATTTTCTGTATATTCGGGAACGTTTAGTTCTGGGCCATCGGTAAACATCGAATTAAAAAATGTACCGCCCCAAAAACTATGATGGGGTAATCCTGTTTTACTATCACTACCAACTTGATTTGTTTTTGACCAAACACATGACTCAATTAACTTTTTATCCCACCAATGCCAAAGATGCGGTTCTAAGTAATTATCTACCACATGAATCGTTGCCTCGTTACCTTTACCAAATGGATAGTTGTCGTTCGACAACTTAAAGGGCGAATCATGATAGACAATTTCCATTAAGACAAACTGTTATTAGTTATTGGAGTTGGTATTTGATTTGAGTAAGATTCAAAATCTTTAATATGGTCTTCTCTTGTTGATTGGATTTCATTCACCACTTGAAAAAATATACCATATGTAGCGTCTGCATATTCCATAACCCGTCTTGCATCAGACCTAAAGGGATGGTTTGACCCTTCTCTTCCAGCATAAACAACTTGAGTCAAATCATTAAAACGATACTGACCACACATATCATTAACCATGTCATCAACGTAACTCTGAAGGTCTCCACAATGTTGGTCTGCTAAAGATACACCTTGTGGTGGTTCTGAATTTGTTATAAAATTTTCAATGGCATCTCTGTCAGTGTCAGTAAGCGGTTCCCTATTCTGTTGGTCAAATGATTTAGAATCATCATAGTTAACAACCTTATACTCATCTCTGTTATCATAGATGATAACATCAAAATCAAAACCAAGATTAGGTTTAGAAACGTTGTCGTAGTTATATCTCAACCCATTTTGTTGAGTGATGTGAAGATTGTTATCTTCAGTAAAAATTAAAGCATTCATAATATATTTCCTCTCGAATTATTTATTGTTGTCTAAAAAAGTGTTATACAACTCTAGGTGTTTGATTTCACTGCAATCCATACCCTCTATCCATGGGCCACCTCTTGTATAGTGTACAGCGTGATGACGTTTATCGTCATCGGACATCCCCTCTGTTAAAATGTATTTATCGGGGATGCGGTCAATCTTATCAGTCCATTTAAATTGATGTAAGTATTCACCGCTTTCCGTATTAATAATATCGGGAGTTAGTTTTTTACAGTCTTCGTGACTGTTATTGAATACCATGAAACTAGACCATAGTTTTTTCGGATACATTACATTCTTCTCACCACCCATTTTAGTTGTAGACATCTTTTCCAGTTCATGTTCATATTGAACACATGCTACAGCATTATCGGGGTGTAGAAAGTAGAACATTTCCCACAAAGGTCTCTTCCATATAAAATCGTTATCTATAAACATACTAAACCCTTCATAATTCTCTAAGTACGGGATTAGAAATCTACTGTATGTAAACTCAGTAGATTGATTACCATATTCTCTAGTATATTCGGGAATCTTTGAAATGTCAAGCAATTTGAATTCGGGAACAAATTTAATAGCGGGTTCTTTTTTGATAGTTTTAGACATTGCCTTTTGTATAGATTCTATTTGTATATCTTCTATACCCTCATGTCTAGAATCATACCCAATGTAAATATTCAATGGTTTCCCATTAAACTTTTTAGATACTTTCTTGGAAAATTCTGTAACCTTAGCTCTCCAATTGACATCCATGTCTTCCTTTTCATCTTTCCACGCACCACTAACTTGTATTTCAAGATGAGTATAACTGTATACTAAATTCATACACGTAGGTATTTGACCATCAAATTGAGGTCTAGCAAATATTTTCATCCAGTCTTCTATAGGAAGGGGGTCAATCTCATCAAAGGCATTATATGCATCCCAAATGATTAACTCGTTGTCATCATCATCCACCATACCAAATACACCTTGTCTAACTGAGCCAGGATGTATGTGAATATTATACTCATCATCTATATGACTTTTAAATATGACGCCTTGAATGGGTTGATTTAGACCATTCTTTTTTACATCATGGAGTAACCAATGTCCCTTACACCCATGATAAAATGTTGACCCAACCTCGTCCCTATCTTCACCCTTTCCACCTATCTTTCTACCTGTTACAGTTTCCTCTCTTTGCATTGAACCGCCAGTAGAGTGGAAGTCGGGTATATATTTCAAGTACCCTGAAGCTTGATAATCTAATGAGAATCTATTCAAATCTATCTTCTTAGATTTTTTTAAGTCACCCCAAGTAACTAATTTACAAGTGGGTACATAGACTTCTTCCATAAGACGTTTGGCGTTTTTGAATGTATTACAGGTGGTGTCGATACTACCATCGGCCCAAATAGGTATTTCACCCATGTAGTGACCACCCTTGTAAAATATCTGTGAACGTGGACTCTCGCTAGTCCAATCAAGACGCATAGGGTTGAAACCCATACTATCATATTCGGGTTGTGATTTAGGTCTCAGTGCCGAATGGGCCTGCTGAGGTTTACTCAAATGTTCCATAATACTCCATAATAAAATACTAGATTTGTTCTAGTATTTAGTCACTAAGAAATAGGAGTTGCGGGCCACTGTTGTTGTAAAACTCCATCCCATCTTTGTACAGCATGTTGATAAGCCTGTTGGAACGGGTATGGGTTCTGATAGTTCTGCTGATACGGATACGGGTTCTGATAGTTCTGTTGGAACGGATACGGGTTCTGATAGTTCTGCTGATACGGATAAGGTTGTTGCGCCTGATACGTGGACGGAGTCCTATAGTTATTCTGATAAGTGAACGGAGACCTCGCCTGATAGATAGACGGAGTTCTGTAATTAGCCTGATACGTAAATGGCGTCTGATAACTAGCAGGGTACGTGCCAGGAGTTTGTGCGTTAGCAGGATATCTTCCTCTAGCATTTGCCTGATACGTGCCAGGTTGTCTTGCGTTCGCTGGATATCTTCCTCTAGCATTGTTCTGATACGTGCCAGGTTGTCTTGCGTTAGCAGGGTATCTTCCACGAGCACTTGCTTGATAAGCTGCGGGTACTCTAAAGTTAGCAGGATATGTTCCACGAGCATTTGCTGGATACGTTGTATTAGCTGGATATCTCGCACGATAGGTCGTTGGTGCTTGATACGTACTTGGGAACCTATATGATGCCTGATAGGTCGTTGGTGCTTGATACGTACTTGGGAACCTATATGCTGACTGATAGGTCGTTGGCGCTTGATAGGTCGTTGGCGCTTGATACGTGAACGGATTCCGTGTGTTGCCAATTAGAGGCGAAGGAACTCGTCCCACACTGGGAGCTCCTTTAAATTGGAAAGCTACAGGCAGCTGTCCAATATAGGTATACGTTGCTGGTTGCCTTGCATTAGCAGGGTAAGTTGTATTAGCAGGATACGTTGTATTAGCGGGATACGTGCCTGGCGCATTGAAGTTAGCAGGGTACGTTGTATTAGCAGGATACGTGCCTGGCGCATTGAAGTTAGCAGGGTACGTTGTATTAGCGGGGTATCTTGCCCGATAAGTTGTTGGTGCTTGATACGTAAATGGATATCTTGCTTGATATGTACTTGGGTATCTGTAAGAAGCTGGATATGTAAAAGGATATCTTGCTTGATACGTAAACGGTGCTTGTGAATTAGCAGGGTATGTAAACGGGTATCTTGCTTGATACGTAAACGGTGATTGCGAATTAGCAGGGTATGTAAACGGGTATCTTGCTTGATACGTAGACGGAGTTCTGTATGGCGTTTGGTAAGTTCCAGGCTGTCTTGCGTTGGCAGGATATGTGCCTGGCGTCTGTGCGTTAGCAGGATAAGGTTGTTGTGCGTTGGCAGGATATGTGCCTGGCGTCTGTGCGTTAGCAGGATATGGCGTTTGTCCTGTCGCTGGTCTCTGTGCTTGGAGTCTTCCTGTTGCTGGTCTTCGGGCAGGGGTTGTTCCAGTAGCTGGTCTCTGTGCTTGGAGTCTTCCTGTTGCGGGTCTTCTAGAAGGTTGTTGTGTAGTCTCCTGTCCACTAGCGTTATTCCATCCAGTAGGAGTCTTAATGTAGATTTGTTCTACCGCACGCCAACCATCGGGAGTTTTTACCCATGCACCTTGTGTTGCATTCCAGCCTGTAGGTGTTTTGACCTTTTGAGAGCCTGAAGCCATATTATATTATCCTGTTTTACTCAATTAAGAGTATAAAATCCATAAATCGCCAACCGCACCAGCTCCACCCGTAGGGGCAGAAGTTGATTGATATACATTCCTCGCAGTTCCACCAGCATTGGTTGCGTTTGTAATTGTGTGTGCACCACTTGCCAGAGTTCCAAAAGTTACGTTACTTGAAGTTGAAACTGCCTGACCTATAGATACTGCTGTTCCCGATACGGATACACCTGTTCCTGCTGTAAGGGTTGTTACGTTTGCACTACCGTCAAAAGAAACTCCATTAATTGTTCTTGCGGTTGCTAATGTTGTGGCAGTAGCTGCTAATCCTACTGCTATATTTGCAGTACCATCAAAAGATGTACCACCTATGGTTCTAGCAGTAGCTAATGCAGTCGCTGTAGCGGCATTACCAGTTGTTGAACCCGAAGTACCCGAAGTATTTCCTGTTACGTTACCTGTTACATTACCTGTTACATCACCTGTTACGTTACCTGTATGTACGCCTGCACTGTTACCAGTTAAGTTACCTGTAACATTACCTGTTACGTTTCCTTCAAGATTCGCAACTAAAGTTCCTGTAGTGACTGATAAGTTACCTGTTGATGCACCAGTAAATGTACCAGTACCCATTGTAAATTTATCTGCACTTTCGTCAAAACCTATAAATGCATTTGCAAGGTCACCCCTTTCGATAACAAAACCTGTATCGTTTGCTGGGGTTCCAGTTGTTCCTGTTCCTAATTCAATCAATCCATCTTCGATTGTTGTATTTGTTGAAGAGTTGGTTACTGTTGAACCATTAACTGTTAAGTCGCCTGAAAGAACTAAGTTTCCAAATTGAACATTACTTGAAGTTGAAACTGCCTGTCCGATTGAGACTTCTGTTCCCGAAACTCCAACACCTGTTCCCGCTGTTAAGGTTGTTATGTTACCTGTTCCGTCAAAAGAAACTCCATTGATTGTTCTTGCGGTTTCTAATGCAGTCGCTGTAGCGGCATTTCCTGTTGTACTTTGGTTAAGAGTTCCAACGACTAGGTCGATTGTTCCATCACCATCTTCGTAAGTTGCACTAATTCCTGTTTCAGTGTTTGAACTGAACATTGCACCTACTGTGTCTTGAACTACTTCTGATAGGTCAATATTTGCACTACCATCAAATGATACACCATGAATTGTTCTTGGAGTTGTTAAAGTAGCTGCGGAACCAGTTGTATCTTGGTTAAGTGTTCCGACTGTAAAGTCTATTGTCCCATCACCGTCTTCGTATGCGACTGTAATACCACTTTCGGTATTTGAGGATACCATTCCACCAACAATATCTTGAATCTCTTCTGTAGTTTTACCTGTTGAAGAAACTACCATTGTTCCAGCGGAGTCATCGTAAGTTACTGTTGTTGAACCCGCACCCGATACAAAGGCACCAACTACGTCTTGAACTCTTTCTGTTGTATGATAAAGGTTTCCATTTTCGGAAATGTCACCTGTATCTAATGTTACTGAACCACCTAATGCAGTTGCAGTAGAGTTAACTGTGATTGAACTATTTGCAAGTTTATCATTTGCAATTGAACCACCCAACATGGCATTAGTAATACCACTCGCTTTGACTCTTAGTGTGTCTGAATCTGTTTCGATTGAACTGTCATCTACTGTTACGGAAAGAACACCACTTGAGTGTGCAAGTCCATCACCAGCGACTGTTGCGTCTAAGTTTAAAGTAACGTCACCTGAAGTTCCACCACCTGTTAAACCAGCACCAGCAACTACTGACTCTATGTCACCAGCATCGTTTGTAAATGAGATAACACCTGTTGAACTGTTGTATGCAAGGTCACCCGATACCGAAAGAGCTGCTCTTGCACGTGCATCTGTATAATAGAGGTTTCCGCTTTCTGATAAATCGCCAGTGTCAAAGTGTGATATAGAGTTTGTAGCAAGGACACCGTTTGTAGCAGAAATACCTGTTCCTGCTATACCAGTTACTATATCAGCAATTGTTTCTTTCTTAGAAGTATTATCGGTTGCGTCTATGATTGCAACACTATCGTTTGCAACATCAACCGCAGCTGCGGTTAATTCGTTTAGGTCTAGAGATACTACACCACTTGAATGGGCAAGACCGTCTCCAGCAACTGAAGAGTTAAGTGATACTGTTACATCACCTGAAGTTCCACCACCCGATAAACCGTCACCAGCTACTACGCTAGTTACGTCACCGACTTGTCCGTTGATTGTTAATGTGCCTGCACTATCATCATATGTTGTCGAAATTCCAGTACCAGCAACCAATAGTGCATTGACTCTGTCATCGACCTTTTCGTTAAAATCACTTCCTAGTGCAGCTGTTTGAATCAGACCAGCGCTATTGATAACCTCGGTTACACCAATGCTTAGTCCGTTTTTTACATGAAAATTCTTTGCAGCCACGCTGTTCGCCTCCGTTTACTGTTCACTATCCCAGTTCACAGCATTATTTAAAATGTCTACTGTTATTTATAACTTTACGGAGTTTGGTATTAGATTAAGATTCGACTAATTGTCTATCAAATTTAAATATTGTGGATGTCGATGAAGCAGGAGTTATGAGTAGTCTTGCGTTTCCACTGTTGATATCTGCACTGAATGTTGTCAATGAACTACCTGATAGTAATTCACCATATTCTAGTATATCAGCAGTAGTCCCGTTATGGGATATGACAATTTCAACTGAGTGATAATTACTACCTGAAGTAACAGATACTATGTATCTAGCAGTTGTATAGGATGCTATTGCAAATGAATCTAATGCAACCTGAGTAGTTGCAGTTGTAGTTGTGGAACCCGATTTTCTTCTAGATGATACGAGTTCTTTGCTTACAACAATATCGTCATTGGCACTATCGTAATAGATATGTCTAGAAATTTCTGCAAGTTTAAACGCTAATGACCTTGGCACTATTCACCCCTTTTCGATACATCCCAATAGAATGTAGTATTTGCATTAACAGGAGTCACTAGTAAATTAGTATTGCCACCGCTAACAGATGTATTTAGTGAAAACATCACAGAATCTGTTAAAACATCACCGTATTGTGAATAAAAACTATTAGTGCCGTCTGTTCCTACAACAATTTCACAAGCATGAGTTCCTTCGGTTGCATGTGTAGCTACAAGTGAATATTTCAATCCTTCGTATGCAACTGATTGAGAATCAAGAGTTTGTTCAGAAGTTGAAGTTGTTGTCAACTCCCCATCTTTAGATGCTGGAAGTCTACTGTAAGTTAAGAAAAAGGTTGTATTTGTATTAGCGGGTGTTGCCCTAAGTAACTGATTCCCGCTTGACATTGTTGTGGTAATATCATACAAGAACCCACCTGTTGTCGTCACATCACCAAACTGTGAAAAATATGCATTCGTACCATCGTTACCCATTAGGATTTCACATGAATGTGAACCTGACGAATGAACTGCGGTCAATGATATCTTAGTACCCTTTGCGCCAGCAGAACCAACTGATAGAATAGTTTGATTAGATGCAGTGGTTGTCAGTGCGGAAGAACTAGTTTCTACTGCAACTGGATTCTTTGGTGTCTTAACACAAACAACATCACCACTCTCTCCATTTGCTTGAAGAGTTATTACTGAGGAACTTGTTGTTGCATAATCAACACCCCCATCCTGTAACAATACACCGTTAAGATAAACTGCTTCCTTTCCAAGTTCATATGATAATGCCTGCCCGTCATCATCATTACCCGAAACTACAGTAGTTGTACCTGTCAGTGTATATGTAAAGGTGTTACCTGTACCATAACTTCCACCACCGCTTTGGTCTGCCCACGCTAAAGTCCCTGAACCATCAGTGACTAAAACTTGGTCTGTTGTACCATCGGAAGTGGGGAATTCTATTGCGTCATTAATAGTGAATGATGCTGGATTAGACCCAACTTCTACGATGGCAGCAGAACCGTCATTTTTCTCAGTGTAAAACCTACCGTGGTAAGTGTTTACTGCCAACTCCCCGACTGTTACGTCAGATGTAGTTGGAACAGCGTTCTGAGTCGATGACTTCTTGAACGTTATGACTGTTGCCATGTATTACCCTATTTTTTAATAATTAAAAAGTTCCACCGTCTAATGCGGTAATTGAAACTGCGCCACTTGATACTGTAAACTCACTACTGTTGAATGAAGCTAATCCTTTAACACTGGCAGTCGCATCTTTAATTGTTACTGCACCACTAGAAATATCTACTTGAGCAGAACTAAAACTTGCAATACCCTTATTAGAGGTTGTCGCATCTTCACCTATGATTGTAATTGCACCAGCACCGTTAGTAATATCAATACCTTCACCAGCGGTTAGTGTAGCTGCGTCAAATACACCTGAAGATGTATCACCAATTAGTAGTTGTCCATCTGTAGGTGCTGAACCAGCATAGTTATTTATAGAACCACTTAGAGATGCATTTGCTAATTCTAAGTTTCCAAACACACCATTCATTGCAGTACCAGTAAAGGTACTTGAAGAATCTGTTGCACTTGATAAAGCTACAAACTTACCTGTTGAGTCGTCCATACCAAAGAAACCAACTCTGGCAGAACCATCGTTGTATTTAAATTTGATACCACGGTCTAGGTTATCGTCTGAACTATCTGAACCAATTTCAAAAACTGGGTCTGCAATATTAACTGTAGTAGAGTTTACTGTTGTAGTTGTTCCGTTAACAGTTAAGTTGCCAGAAACCACAACGTTACCACTTGCAGTCATTGTAGCTGCAGTAATATCGTCTGAGTTTAGAGTCCCACCAACTGTTAAGTTACCAGTCGTAGATACGTTATTGGGTAGACCAACTGTAATAGTTTGTCCCGAAACGGAAGTTTCAATTTCGTTTGCAGTACCTTGTACTGTAAGTGATTGTGAATCTAAATCAATTGCACCTGTTCCACTGTCACCAGCAATGTCTAAATCTTGAGCAGTTACGTTAGTATCAACGTAGTCCTTAACAGCAGCTGCTGTTGGGAATCCAGTATCGTTATCGTTTGAAGCGATACCTTCTGATTCTGTGATGATTACGGAATCTGCAATTTTTGCTAATGTGACTGCATCATTAGCAATCATACCTGTTTCTACTGATAATGCAGAGATGGTTATAACACCACCATCAGTCATGGATGCATCACCTGACATGACATTGTCTATCCACTTGGATGTACCTGTGTCATACAATAACATCGAACCGTCAGCGGCACTTGTTATGCTAGTGTCTGTTGCACCATCAATTGTTGATGTTACTGTCCTGAAACTTAGGTTTCCTGAACCATCAGTCTCAACAACTTGGTTAGCTGAACCATCAGTTCCCATCAGTGTAAACGTTACATCTGAAGCTACGTTGTCGGGCGACTTCAAGGTTACGGAGTTTGTACCGTTATCTGAATCTTCTCTGAATTGAATACTTGCACCAGCTGAAGCACCGTTACCAATAATTAAGTTGGCAGGTGTAGGTGTTGAACCTTTGATAATATCGGTAAAGTATTTACCACCGACTTCATGAACAACTGGATTTGCACCTGAGTCCACAGACTCAATAAACAATTTAGAGGACGCACCATCATTAGAACGGTCTTGGACATACGCCAATTCCGCTTCGGCTAAATCTGATACTGTTGGGGCAGAAACACCAGTCGTTCTTTTAATTTGAATTACTGTTGCCATTTATAATTTCCTCGTATAATTCTGTTAGTTAATCCCACATAGGGTATATATCCATGATGTACCTATCCACTCACTATGTGGGTCGGAACTCAAAGATGTTCCCTTGATGTGTCTTATACTATTTATACGATTAGAAAGTGCCACCGTCTATAATAGACGATGCTTCCCATTTATCAGTAGTTTGATTATACTGAAGGTATGCTTTATCTGTTTCAGACGCTGAAACGTCTGATAGTTCGTTGATTGATTTTGTTGAAAGATTAACATCGGTAGCACCAACTTTCAGTGTTGAAACTTTGATATTACTTGTTCCTCTGACTTGTCCTTTTATGCTTGACATGTTATGACCTCGTTACACCTGGCGTTACAGTTGCCTGTCCCTCGACAACTCTACTTTTAGAACCCGAACCATCAGTAATGACCAAATCGTATACGTATCTTCCCGCTTCAATAGCTGAGGTCTGCGTATCGGTGAGTATCATTGTTACCACACCCCCACTTCCACTATTTGAACAGGTAAACGATGCAGTTGATGTGGATGAACTGTAGGTTTTTCTTAGTTGTGCACTTTCAGTATATCCAGTCAAATCTAAAACATCACCAACTGCGTCTGTTACGTCAACAGCAATTTGGAAGTCTGTACCTTGGTCTATGTATATGTTTGCTACTTGTGCCATTTAACTATTTATACCATTTAACCTTTATTAAACTGCGCTACAGGAACAGTTTGGTGAATTTTTTCCATCTGTCCTTGATTGTTTACATAGACTTCTTGTAACTTTCTCAAAGTTCCAGCATCATTCACGTATACCGCTTTTGCTTTAGCAGCTGCACCAATGTTTCTAGTTGTTGCATAGTTCTGTTGGAACGGATACGGGTTCTGATAGTTCTGTTGGAACGGATACGCTTGTTGTGCATTAGCAGGGTAAGTTCCTGTTGAATTAGCTTGGTAAATATATGGATATCTACCTTGTGCGCTGGCAGGATACGTACCTGTGATGTTGTTTTGATAGATAAATGGATATCTACCTTGTGCGCTGGCAGGATATGTACCCGTATCATTGTTTTGATACGTGAAAGGATATCTTCCCTGTGCGCTGGCAGGATATGTGCCTGGAGTTTGTGAGTTAGCAGGATATCTACCTCGGCCGCTAGCAGAATATGTAAACGGGTATCTTCCACGAGCGTTAGCAGGGTATGTAAAAGGATACCTTACTTGATATCGACCAGTCGCATTTGCTTGATACGTGAAAGGATATCTTCCCCTAGCATTTGCTTGATACGTGAAAGGATATGACGCTGGTGTTGTACCTCGAGCATTGTTCTGATAAGTAGACGGTTGCTGTGTAAACTGTGTTTGTGTACCTGAACCAACTGGTTGTTGGAAAGTATACGGTTGATAAAATGGTTCATCTGGCCTGCCACCCACCTGTATCTGTCTGAACCCATTTTCGGGAATTCTACCCCCAGTTTGGGTTTGAACAGCTGGTGCCTGAGCACGACCTTGAGCTGCAGTTCCAGTCGATGGAAGACGGAAAGGTGGGAAATAACTCCCCTTAAACTGACCGCCTACAAAAGGTTGTTGTGTTACTCCCCCTATGATATAGGGATAGGGTGCCTGAGCACGAGCAACAACGGTAGTTTGTGCGTTAGCAGGATACGTAAAAGGATATCTTGCTATATAACTTCCTGAAGCGTTAGCGGGATACGTAAACGGATATCTACCTTGTATGTTAGCAGGATACGTAAACGGATAAGTTGCTTGAGTTCTCCCACGAGCATTTGCTTGATACGTGAAAGGATATCTACCCTGAGCATTTGCTTGATAGATAAATGGATATCTTGCCTGATAAGTGCCTGGCGTTCTATATGATGCCTGATACGTAAACGGATATCTACCTTGTGCGCTGGCAGGGTAAGTAAAAGGATACGGGTTTTGATACGAAAAAGGATATCTACCTTGTGCGCTGGCAGGGGTTGTAAACGGGTATGGATTTTGATACGAAAAAGGGTATCTTCCACGAGCACTAGCAGGGTATGTAAAAGGATACGGGTTTTGATACGTAAATGGTGTTTGACCACTTACTACTCGTTGAACCTGTAACCTACCTGTAGCAGGCCTTTGTCCTTGATAAGCTTGTTGAAACGTTCCTGTCGGCCCTAGGTTTCCTTCCTGACTATGCTGGGCGTTCTTGGTGTTTATATAAATTTCGTCTGCCATTAACCATTACTCATTCACTAAATTACGAACCAAAGATGACCGTCTGCGGTTGAACCTGTACCGCCTGGTGCAGAGGATGTTACTGTGTAGTCTAGAGCAACATCATCAGTATTTACTTTGATTCCTTTTCCTGACCCAATATTTATGGTGTTTAGACCTGTAGCTTCCGTCACTGGAAGAAGACCCGCACCACCTTCTAAATCATTGTGAATAGTTAGTGTATTAGCTGTATCATCATATGTTAAGTCAATACCATTTCCACCGACTAATCCACCGCCAGTACCTAAGAAGTCTAGGACATCTTCGTCACCATATTGTGAAGCAGCACTTAAAAGTAGTTGTCCGTTTGAACCTGAAGACACAGAAATATTAGAGTGATTGTTATGAAGTAGAATAGTATCTGTTCTAGAATCTACTCTTGCATTTGTAAAATAAAGATTAGAGCTACCCTCTGTAATTGTATCAGAAGTTGCTTGGTCTGTTGGTTGGTATCTACTATTACCATCATTCCAAACTAATACTTGTCCATCCGATGGTGTTCCACCGACATTACTAAGACCCTCTATATCATGGTTAGCAATACCTGAAACTGTCCCTGTAACATTACCTGTGAGGTTACCAGTAAACGTACCTGTAATAGTTTTATTTGTTAAAGTCTGAGTTGCACTTGTTCCAACCAGTTCTTGGTTTGAACCAGCAGGAAGTGTAAGTGTATTTGTTACACCAGCACTGTGTGGTTGGGGTTTAATTGTTTGACCATGAGAGTTGGCATGACAGTTAAGTCTAATCTGACCTTCTGTTGAACCCCCACCTCTGAATTCTGTTATGTACGTAGCTGCAGTAACATTTAGATTACCCGAACTAGTTTCAATTGGCCCAGTGTGTGTTCCTGTACTATTACCTGTTAGGTTACCAGCAAAGTTAGTTGAAGTTATAGTTGTCCAACCACTTCCAACACCACCAGTAAATGTTCCTGTTCCGTCTGTAATTGTTGGAGCGGAAAGTGTATGACCAGTATCAACGGTTAGATTACCGTCAACCTTAGTTACACCTTCTAACTGAATGTTAACACCAGCGTCTAATGAAGTTACGGAAGGTGTGTTACCAGCATTTAAGATTATACCATTACTATTATGGTTAAAGATTGTATTGTTTGCGGTTTCTGTAAATAAAGAACTACCACCGACACCACCACCTTGAACAGTTAAGAATGAACCTGTAAAGGCATGAAGTGCAATTTTATCTCCAGTTGTTGCACCTGAAGTCAATGTGACCTGTTTGAATGTGCCATCTGACTGTTGATTTGCTAAAGTGTAATCGTCACCAACTCTTAACAATGAACCATTTTTGTAAACCTGTATTCTATCTTTCTTGAATGATAGGTCATTTAAAAATGCATCGTTACCAGTGAATGCTGTTTGAGAACTTGTAGCAGTGTATAAAAATTCCTGATAGAAGAATGTTTTATCCTCAATACTATTAATAGCATCGATAAGATTACCCTGTACGTCAGTTCTTAAGCCAGAGATATCCCCAACGTCAATTGCTAAATCGTTGTAGCGGGTTCTGAAGTTTTCTAATGTACTGAATTGGTCAACTGTTTTTGCCATTTGTTCTCTCTAATATTTCACCTAATAGTTTTTTAATATCACTCATTTCATTCTTTAACGTATTTATCTCATCTCGCTGAAGTTGGAAACTTTTCTTCCTTGTTATAGCGGCACGATAACCTTCTACATCCCTGTTTATAATTGCGTTAGAACTCTCTTCCCTAATTAGGTTAGTATGTCCTTCAACTCTTGCATGTCCTTTTTCCCATGAAAATTTTGACATAGTCTTACGTTGCTAGTGCAATCGCCCTTAAGTTACTTACTAATGGAACCGCAGTTGAGTTATTGGATTGTCCTACAATTTTAATTGCAAATGCAGAAAATTCCGCAATACCCTCAATCGTGTAATTATATTCCTTAAAGTTTCTAGCGTCTTCACCAACTGCAATGTCTGGCAACCCAGTTCCATTAAAATAGTTCCATCCAATGTCATCAAACGGTGTTGAATTATCATTCTCTAAAACCTTGTAAAGAAGTTTAATATTTGTATTAGCAGGTCTAAATGCGTCTAACATGACCTTCACAGCGGTGCCTGGTGTAGCCAGAGATACTTTCCTTGTACAGTATACAAATGCATTATTGTCACCATCGGGTTCCGTAGAATCAACAAATGTGATTCCTGTGGGTACGTCTGAGTTACTATCAATCATGTTCAACCTGTTCATGATACCCAATGCACCAATTGATGAAACATCAACTATTGGCGAAAGGTTCGCTCTTGGTGATTGCATCTGTAGAGTACAAGTGAATGATTTTACAGATGACATTTCATTTGTTTCGTTGATTGTTGAAGCAACAATCGCTGGTTGGTTTAAGAAGTGGTTGTCATTCAGCGTGATAAACTCTGCAGTATTTGTTTTACTGTATGGAGTTCCACCAACACCGCCTGGTGATTTCATTGCGGTTGTTCTGATATTTGTATGCAACAATGTTCCCTTTAATTGAACACTTGGAATCATTGTATGAATCGTGTCAAAGTAATAGTTTCTCTGAACAGATACTTCCGTTCCACCACTCTGCGTACTTTGTAAAGCAACATAACCTGTTTTGAGGTCTGTGCTCGATAAGTCGGGTATGACTGTGTAACTGTCAATATCAAAGTTTGATATAGCAGTATAAGTTCCATTAATACATGATACTGGAATACCACCAATTGTTTGGTCTACGGTATCTATATCTACACTAAATTGATTTGTTCCACCTAAGTTAGTCATTACAAGTGTATCACTTGAGGCGTATCCAAAGCCAGGATTTGAAATCTTAAGTGAAGATATTGCACCCGAAGATACAGTAATATCTAAGGTACAACCTGTACCCGAACCACCTGTTGTGGTGGCTTGGTCTACATATGAACCATCAACCAATGTACCTGTTGTAGCTACTGCACTGATTGCTTCGATATTAATTACTCCGCCTGAAATTTCTCCTGTCACACCTGAGATTACAGCGTTAGAATTATTATCGTACATACCATGTCCGTAAGAGTATACTCTCACATAATTTTGACCAGTGTATGATTCAATTGGATTGCTTTGTAGGGGTGAAGTAGGCAATGGTTTATTGTTAAATTTAACAACTGGAGTTTTAGATGTATCAAAACTAGCATACTTAAGATTAAACTTAAGGTCATCGGTTTGTTCAGCAGTCCATGTTGATGCGTTCTGTGATAAGAACAATGAACCAGCGTATGGTTGTCCTGATATTGTTTGACCAGTGATTAAGTCTGTTTCACCCATTCTTGAAATGAATGCTTCGTACTTATCAGAGTTTGACAAGACTACAAAACAATACTCTTCATTTTCTTCCAAGAATACTGGACTTGGGAATGTAAAGGTTGTTACAGATGAACCATCTTGAGATAGGTTAACATCAGCAGGATTCTTAGAAACCTCTGAGAATGGGAACACTATCTGGCCTGGGTATCCGTTTACCATGTTTCTGATTTCCACAGATACAGGTAAACTCTCATCTTTAGTCTTAAAGTATAAGTCTACCTCAGTCATAAACATGCCACCAGGCTTGTCTACTAAGAATGATTGTGCTAATGGGTCAGTCCACGCAAAGCTTTCACCGATGAAGTCCCATTCAAAGCCGCCTATGCCCATACCTGTATCGATTACTACAGACCTAAATGGCCATTCCGCACTAGGAATAGTTGGTTCAGGCGGTGGCGGTGCTGGTAATGGTTCGGGTGGTTGTGGTGGCGCTGGTGGAACCACAACTGGAGCTGCTGGTGGTGGTTCTGGCAACGGAAACGGTGTTGGGTCAGTGTTGACGTTTTGGGCATTCATTGCCTCACCACGCCTTGTTATCTGACGATTACTGCTTGTTGATGTTTGTACTGTTCTACCATTTCTTGTAGAAATAATTTCTGTTTGGTTAGACTGCAATAAACCTTGTGCACTAAATTGTGCAACACCTTGAGAAGATGGGTTAGATTCATTATAAAGTGATGAAGTAACCTTTAAATCTCTTTGTCCTGTAGCAAATCTTTCTACACCATTGTTGGGTAAATCAAAGTATGCACGAACTCTACCATTACCATCTGCTTTAATTCCTGACGATGCTGTTGTTCCACCATCTTGAGAATAGTTTGTATTGAATGGTCTTACGTATCTGTTAACATCTTTACCATCAAAGTATATAAAGTGCCATGAACCTGGCTTCAAGTTTGTTGCATCTATCTCAATTGTCTGTGCACGTATCCACGGGATAACAGACATGCTAACAACTCTGTCGTTTCTATCTTCTACAAAATCTTCGACTACAGTTGTTCTAATACCCGTTCTGCTTTGTGTTTCAATAGTATTTGTAATTTCTCTTGATACTTCAGTACCTGAAATCCATTCACCACCTTGAGAGGGGTCTCCACTCCATGAACCACTAGAAGTTGATAAAACTTCCGTGGATACAGTTGTAGGTTCACCTGTCCATGTAGTCTGCCATGCATTCCATACCGTTCCTAAATCACCACTCTCTGCTAACAGAGCATCAAAATTACCTTCTCTGTTAATTCTTACTTCGGGTAACTGTGTTTGGTCTTGCCAAATATCAGTAGCAGGGTTTAGTTTTACGGTTCCAATAAAAGCAAATACGTGATATGGGTTAACATTAAGTGCACGTGATGCTTTAGACTGATTTACATAACTTAAACTTGAGTAAGGTAATGTTATTAAGTCTCCAGTTTTCTGATAATTTAGACTGTTAACTGTGTCTAGTTCTATATCAAAGAAGTTTTGGAAGTTCTTAGGTCTTAGTACGCCTTGTTTTGTATCGATTGAACAATTGTAATCGAGATGAGTAACGTCCCCGACATTGTGTCCTTTAAATGAATCCACAACAAACCCCGACTTGTATCTATCGAAACCGTCTGCATCTTGGAATTGCATTGTTGATGTATCTCTTTCTAATAGAGATAGTGTTGTCAATCTTTCTAGGTTAGCAACACGATTAGATATCTTACCGATATCTTTCATGGTAAACCTTCTGTGGTCTACACTTCTTAATCTTACTTTCTTCAAGTCTGAAGTAAAGGGGGGTATTCTTAACTCAAATAGTTCAATAGCATCATCAATTCCTTTTGGTTTCATAGGAGTCAATGAAGGAGTCCCTTGCGAAATTTGGAACCCACCGTCTTTATGAAGGAAGATTTTATCGATTCTTCCAACATAGAATGAGATGTCACCAACCATGTTACTGCCTGGGACTGGTACGTCTACTGCACTAGCACCTGTTGATGAAATTCCTGAAACCGATGCTTCAAATGACTTATTAATAAAGGCAAATGGTGATGATACAATACCCGAACTTGTGTTACTGATATTAACAGGACTATCGGGATTAGGTGCACTTGAACTAAATGTAGTCGTTCCAATTAGTTGTCCTAGTACGGGTCTGAAGTCAACAGCGTCTGCAAGTTCAAATTCACCATCGGGTTCTAGACCGCCAAGGTCAACTTTACTTGGAACATATCTTGGTATGTCTTTATATTCGATACCTGAATAAGAATTGACATCAAAGAAGTCTCCATTACCTGTAGCAGTAAAGTAATCAAAGACTACTATAATTTGTGCATTAGGTGTTGGTGTGCCTGGTTTCAACACTAACTTACCGTGGTCGTAAAAACCATCTCTTTGACCATTGTCAAAGTAATATCTATTTGTTATGTTTGTTGCACCAGCGTCTACATTTGTAGCTTCACCTACCGCAGTAGATGATTGTCCAATAATAACTTCACCTTCTGTGAATTTTTGTTGTGTAATATAGTAGAAATAACTTTTGTTACTTGAACCATTATAGTTTATAATGATTGCACGTGCGTCTGAAGTGTTACCTTTAATAACTTCAAAACTTTGGAAGGCAACTGGGGGACTTGCTGTCTCAGTAATCGTTGCTGAAGGTGGTTTAGGTGCTGTTGAACCATTACCTTCATATACCGCACGTACTTTATAACAGTCTGCAACACCGAGTGTAATATCTCTATCGTTATAGCATGTTCCATAAAAGCCACCTGTCGCTCTACTATTTACGACTGATAGACATCTTGCCTGTTTTAATGACTTGTCTCTATTAACGGGTGAGTTTATATCTACAGTGTATGTTACTTTTAGAATTGTACCGTTGTCAGCAGATTGGAAACCACTAATTTCTAAGTTGTTTCCGTTAATTGTGTCCGTAAACGGAGCACCACTCAAATTGTTCACAACATCAATCATATCACCATTTGCTAATGTAGGTGAACCCGATGTTTGTGCTTCAACAACTGCAAAGTTGTAGTTATCATTAGTTCTTGTTGAGAATGATTCAGCAGAACCAATAGTCAATGTAATCGAAGTATTTGAAATAGTTACGTTTTGTGACCTTCTTACTTGTACTTGGTCGGGTGTATGTGTCTTGACCCAATCTCTTGGCCATGCGTAAATAGCTGCAGTTTGTTCTTGGTCAAATACTCTTGTAACCCTACGAGTAACTTTGGTATTTGATATTGAAGCAGCAGAATTAGTTAATACAGCTGCGGTGTCAGATGTTATAGATGCAATAATTTTTTCTGCACCAGCACCATCAATGATAACATCGCCTTCTTTAAGTTCTGCAGTAAACTTGGTTGCGAAACCTGTCAAATTAGTTGTAGAGATAGAGCATTGACCAGTTAAGGTAAAGTCTGCATCTAAATAGACGTTTGCAGTGAATACTTCTCTAGCAGTGGTTTTAGGTGTTTGAGATATACCACGCACTCTGTTGATATTATAAGTTCTTATTTCACCAGCGGTTCCTCTGAAGTTTTCACCAGTGTTCTGAGCAATAGTCATTGCGAATGAACCATTCTGTGAAGAAATTGCATCCGAAATGCTAAATACACCAATTACGTCATGAACATATAATGCACCCGAATTATCATCGTATGCAATAAGACCTGTTGCACCTGAAACGGAACCTGTTACCTTGTCACCGATAATAGCAGTACCACTGTGAGCACTGTACTTAAGTTTGGTAAACATTTTGATATCAAATAGGTATGCATTAAATCTAGTAGTATCGTCCCATACTTCGGAACTGTTTGAAGTTCCAGCAGTTGCCATATCATAGTTTCTAATTCTTGCGTAACCAATGTGACCAGTAGAGTTTTCTGCGCCAGAAGTCATTGTTCCATCAAATAGTTTTACAACATTGTATGGTGCTTGTGCGTCTGTTCCTGCTTCGTTACCGAATTCGGGAATACCATGTGAATTAGTAACCTTAATAAAGTTACCCAATCTTATTGAAGTAGATGCGCCTGTAAGAGTCGCAACATTTCTTGCCTTTTTAATAGGTATCGTTGAACCCACAGGTTTATCAACTTCATAACCCTTAACATAACCTTTACCAGCAGATACATTAACTACGAATTGGTTTTCTTGACCACCGTTGAGTGTTGAATATACACCACCGTTAGTTCCATCATCTAGATGTTCTTTGAGGTTGGGAAGAAATTGTCGTACAATAAAATCGCCAGATGTGTCAAATGTTCTTCTTGCCATGAGACTTTGGAATGCATTGTATTCGGGTCTCTGAATGGAAAGTTCCATTCGACCTTTATTAACTCTCATCAATTCAATAAAATTAGAATCTGTTACTGAATCTATAAGTTGTTTTTCTAAAGTCAATTCAACCTTAAGACGGTCAGCACCAGCTGCGTTCTCATTAGAGGAACCTTGTGCGTTATCGAATAGTGTAGCGTCTACTGCTGAACCAACTAGTGTTTCGGAAACCTGTAACCCAATTCTAAAACTTGGTGCACCTGAATATTTCTCAAGTGTTATTTGTTGTTTATTGACCTTAACAAAAAAACCTCTAGTGAAAATAACACCTTCTTGAATTTCTGCTAATGAAGAACGTCCGATAGGGGTTTTATCAGCCGATAGTATTTGTAATTCTTGTGTGTTAGCGGCTGAAACTGCATTACCATTTGCATCAATAGTAACTTCTTGCAAGTCTTCACCTGCCAAAAATGAACCTGAGTTTACTGAGTCTGTACCTGCTATGTAATATCTAACAATATAGGTTACAGGGTCATCTGTGCTTTCAGCATATGATGTTACAACTTGTGCTACAACACCTGAAGTTTTACCCTGAAGGTACTTCGTATCAAAAGAAGCTCTGTAATTTTCGACACCTACAGTTCCTAAACTGTTTGGGTTTGTACTTGATACTTTAACGTATCTAACATCCATGTCACAGTTAGATTCACCGCCAGTGACAATGCTCCCTTCTTTGAACATGTGGTCACCAAATCTTTCAATTTGGTTTTGAAGGATAGATTGCGCCTGTGTTAACTCTCTAGCCTGTATCGGTCTACTGGGACGATACAGTACCTTATGGTACTTTTTATCTTCATCATAATCGTCATGATACGGCGATACGTTTAAGTCTACTTTTTCAGGCATATTATTATCTCTTTAAAATTTTATAAATCAATTACATTTGAACAATAAGTTTGATATCTTCAATTTGGTCTGAAGCTCTAGATACCGCACCTCTGTTCTCAATGTAAATGATTTGACCCGAATGTGGTTGCACTTCGGGGTAATTACCGTCAACTGCACTTACCGTTCCTATGTTTGTTGAACCTAAGAATACGGTGTTTGTTCCACTCGTTGCAAAGTCTACATACTCACCCTTTGAATTTTCTTGTGGGAGATGATAGATAAATTTGTTAGTGGTATCGATTGATACAATCTGACTTTTCGCTACACCAGTACCATCAGCGTTTGCACTCATAATACTATCGTCTTTTGCAAGACCTGATACTGAAGATAGTGTCATTTTATGAAGAGCACTTAAAGTAGTATCTGTAGAAACTGTCGTTGTATCATCTTGGAATGGGTCTTGTATCAGACCAATTCTTCTAAAATCATTGTCCACTGGGAAGTCACCACTTCCTTCTGCGAACTCAAGTCTTGAGTTTACGATAACATAGATACCACCTAGTTCTTCAACTGGGTTAGCACCGTGTCCGTATATTGGTGAAATGATTGGTTTTACAACTGCGTTAGTTGAAGGTGTTCCAATACCTGAAATATCATTGATATTTATTGTAGCTTTTCTGTATCCAGTTCCTTCATCCGAACCAATGTTATTGATGTAACAGTGTGTTACTGCACCACCAGCTACTATAACTGATACTACTGCACCACTTCCGTCACCTTTTACTGCAACGTTATTGTAAGTGCCGTTTGTATATCCAGCACCACCATTACTAACGTGTACATGGTGAATACCACCGTCAATTGCACCAACTTCTACGTCATACTGTACAGAACCATCATCTGTTCCAGCAGAACCGAATCCACCTAGGTCACCGTCAACTTCAGTTTGTGCACCTAGTGTCTTTACAGGGATAAAATCGTTTGTTACAAACTTAATAGTTTCTGAAGCAGAAACTGAGTACATGTATTTCCAAATGTAACCTCGTCCTGAAGCGGCAGCTGCATCGGCGGTTACGAATGGATTTGTACTTGTTCCAGCAGGTTTAACTGTAGAAGCAACGGCATCACCATTACTTGCTCTACCAGTTCTCAAACACTTATATACGTGATACTCATCCGTGATAACAAAGTATCTTGCATCGTACAAGTTGTTTGCACTTGAAGCGGGAGCAGTATTTGTTGCACTATAATCATGTGCATATTCGTCATACGTTGTTCCTGTTGCCCAATCTCGTCTTACTAAACAGTGAGAAACATCAGCAGAACCGATTTTCTTCATAGCAATCATATCTTTGTATGCGTCTATTGTTTCACCGACTGAGTTTGCGGGGGTTGGGGTTGTATCAGAAGCGTCCCATGCTTGAGGTCTTCCTATGAAAAGGAAAGTAGATGATGCTGATTCACCAAAATCTTCCTTAAACTGTCTCGCATTGTGGATGCGAAACTTTTCTGTAATAATTGCTGCCATTTGA